ATCCCGGCACCCAGCGGTGGCTTGATCTGCGAGTTGCGTGTTCGCAACCCAGAGACAGGCGAGTGGGTCGTCAAGCAGGACGGCGCTGACAATACGCAGGTGGAGGCCGTCAAGGGCGGCATGTCATCTGCGATGAAGCGCACAGCCGTCCAGCTAGGCATCGGCCGCTATCTCTACTACCTCGACTTCCAGTTCGCTGAACTGAAGCAGCGGGGTCAGCACTACCACCGTGTCAAGTCTAGCGGGCAAGCCGCATACTGGGACACTCCTAACCTGCCCGAATGGGCATTGCCTAAAGAAGGGAAGTAATCATGCTTCGTGACTTTCAGATGATCGGGCGCCTCGGGCGGCTCGACGAGATTCAAATGCGCAAGCAAGGAAGCCGGGGATGCGAAATGCGTATCGCCTGCGCTGACTTCAAGGACGGCGAAGAGAAGACGGCTTGGTTTTCTGTTGTGTCGTTCGGCAATACCGCCAACACCATCCTTGATATGTACAAGGTGGGTGATCAGATCTTCCTCAGCGGCGTTATCGACATGGATACATGGACCGATAAGGAGAGCGGAAAGGAGCGCTCTAAGATCAAGCTGAAGGCCTTTAGGTCGAGACGCATCTCCAAGGGCAAGGCAAGCCAGGAGGGCGGCGAGCAACAGCAGGGAGCGCCACAGCAGGCGTCGCAGCAGCCACAGGGTGGCGGCTACAATCAGAACTACGCACCGCAGGGCGGTGGTTATCAAGCACCTCAACAACAAGGACGGAATTATGACGACCGATTCTAACGAAGAAGTTCGACAGCAGATGATTGCCCAGGGTAGGGATTACCTTGGCGCAACCGAAACAGTGCTTAGCCAGATCGAGGAGGACATGAAGTCCCTAGTTCGCAACAGGCTTTGCACCATTGAGATGAACATCACCTGGCTTGAGCGGTTATCCGCCATGATGGGAGTGAACGTTTCTCGCCAGATGCACGAGGGCAATGTCCGACTGGTCTTCGCTGATACGGATTTCGATCCGGTTATCGACGAGGAAAGTGGCGAGCCTGTCGCTATCATCGAAACCTTCGACGACATCTCGAAGATGGTTATATCGGTGCCCAAGAGTGAAGATTAGCTTCTTCGTCCCCGGCCGTCCCATTGCGAAGCAGTCGTTTCGCGTGGGGCGGTTCGGCGGGTACCAGCCCAAGCGAGTTACCGATTTTAAGAAGTTGACTCAGCTTCTGGCGGTTGAGGCTGCTAAGGAGCAAGGCTGGACTAAGGACAGCGGGCCGTTACACTTAGACTTAGTGTTTCGGTTTCGCTGCCCGAAGTCTGCCAAGAAAGCCGAGAAGCTTATAGAGCGCTGGAGCATCAAGCGCCCTGACCTAGACAACATCGAAAAAAGTATTACCGATGGACTTTGTGATCTGATGAACGATGATTCTCAGATTTGCAGCAAGTCCTCCATAAAGATTATTGCACCCTTTGGAGAGCCGGAGGGCACACAAATAACAGTTCAAACATTAGGAGATTACAATGAACGAACTGAAGAACTGGTTGGCGAAGGCGTACAACCAGATGGCCGAATTAGGCCTGACTGACCCTGATCAGAAACCCCAAGATCTTCCATGTGGCGCATGTGGAACGGACATCAAGTATCACTGGCTTGAAAAGAAGGACTTCTCGTACTGGGGTAGGGGAACATGTTGGAAATGCCGAGAAGACGAAGAGAAGAAAAAAGAAGCCGCCCGAAGAGAGCGGGTGCTAAAGCGTGCTGGTGTTCCCGCATCCCTTGGTGCCTGGTGCCTATCATCATCTCCTCCCTTGCACGATGGAAGCAACAACCATGTTGATTATCTTGTTCGGGAATGGCGACCGCCAGCATGGATGATGCTCACCGGACCCGTTGGCACGGGCAAGACAGTTTGGCTTACCAGCCTTTTTAATGAGTTGCTCGTGAGCGATGGAGGCTGGGAAGACGGCCTATGGATTACCGAATCAGACTTGTTTGAGCGTTGCGACATAGCGCATCACAGAGATGGTTACACCGCCAGGCAGGCCGCTATGCGACCATACATTGAGGCTTCTTTGCTGATGATTGATGACATCGGCGCAAGCAGGCGCAGGCTGACCGAGTGGCAAGGCAGTGCGATGCGGAACCTCTTTGACAAGAGGCACGCTGAAAACCGGCCCACGTTTATGACGAGTAACCTAGTCAAGGAAAGCGACCTTGCTGCACGCTACGGCGAGCACATCATGAGTCGCATTATTCACGCTACCAATGGCATGGTTTACCTTGGTGGTAACGATCGGAGAAAACTTGAAACCCCACGAGATTGACAAGATTAAACAGACCCTATGGTCGCTTAGCGAGAAGAGCAGTCTCGATAGAAGCGAGATACAAGAACTAGCCAAACTGATGCGGCGACTTCTTAACTCATACCAAGGCGCTATCAAAAAACTCTACAAACAACGCATTAAACTGCGAAAGGATAACCATGAAAACAATGGCCATTGATGGTGGCCACTGCACAGCAAAGCTAATCTACGGCGCTCGGAACATTGATTCACTAGCAAAAATGAATGACCATTCAGTTGACTGTGTAGTGACCTCTCCTCCGTACTGGGCTCTTAGAGATTACGGCGCTGATGGCCAAGTCGGCCTTGAAGTAACCCCTGATGCTTACGTCCAAGAACTGACATCTATATTCAGGGAAGTTCGCCGAGTACTTACCGACACTGGCACGCTGTGGCTAAACTTAGGTGACACCTACAAAAACAAACAACTTATGGGTATTCCCTGGCGGGTTGCCTTTGCGCTTCAGGACGATGGCTGGATTCTTCGACAGGAGATTATCTGGCATAAGCCTAACCCTATGCCCGAAAGCGTCACTGACAGATGCACAAAGGCCTCTGAGAGCATCTTCTTGTTTGCTAAGTCCCCTGCGTACTTCTTTGACGCTGCGTCCATTAGAGAGGAAAATGCGGGCTCACTTCCTTATGGCGATAAGAAGAACTTCAAGATGAACGATGACCGAGCGCAGGGCCGGCACGGGAAGAACAGCATGTTTAGTGGCGGTAGTCGCCAGGAGTACATCGAGAAGTACTACATGAACGGCCGCAATCGACGATCCGTTTGGAGTATTACAACAACTCCTTTTGCTGGTGCCCACTTCGCCGTGTTTCCGGAAGAGATACCAAGACTGGCTATACTGGCGGGGTGCCCCAGCGGAGGAACCGTCTTAGATCCATTCAGCGGATCAGGGACAACTGGAAAGATGGCGATGAAGCTAGGCAGAAACTACGTCGGCTTAGACCTGAACGAAGAGTACTTAGACTTAGCTGAAAGGCGAGTATCCCCGTTAAAGTCTGATGTCGTTGAAGACGATGATCAACTTGAAATGTTTTAGGAGCAGCTATGAAATCTTGTACGCATTGCGGCACGCCCGCTCAAACCATCAAATCAATTCGGCGGCTTCGATCAGAAATAGAACGCCTGACTAATCGCTATAATGATGAGAAGGCATCCAAACACGAAGAAGTTTCCAAACGCCGTGCGCTGGAAAAGAAGTTCCAAGCCCTCGAAAAGAAACACCTCAAGCAGCAAAACGCAAAGCAAGAGGTAGAAACCGAACTGGATAAGGTCACGCTCAAAGCCTCGGTTGCTCAAAAGTCTGCTAACCGATTACGACGCGAGCGAAACGCTGCCGATATTAAATACCGAAAAGAAATTGAGCGCAAAAGCATAGCCTCGGACAAACTCAAATCGATCAAAGCACTACTTCGGGGCTGATTACCAGCGCATCTTTAGGCCGACTAGTCCTTGCCACTCAACATCTTGTCCCCACTCGGCTCCAGCGGTAAGGCTTGCGGTGAGGTCAAATGAATCTCGTAGTCGATGACGAGCCTTAAGGCCAGCGTCCCACCGATCAGTATTCCCGCCAAGAGACAGGTCAATGCCCCCAGTGTCAGCAGCGCGTAAAACAAGCGGCGCTACTTGTCTGAGGGTTCGTCCAAAGGGGCAGCCGCAGCGGCCTCCACAGCCGCACGCTTTTGCTTGGCTACGTCTTCCATGCTGATGCCCATCACGCCGCCCAAGGCACCCAGTACAGACGCCACAAGAGCCTCAGTAGGAAGATTAGGGAAGAAGTGAGTAAGAATAACCGGAAGAAGCGCCGCAAGAAGAGACAACCAGAGTTTGCGTGATTTCATTTTAGCCATGATCAATTTCCAAAGTAAGTAACAATAATGATTTCGCCGCCAGCACCCAGGGATTCAACAATGATTCCTTCAGTCAGGCTGTTAGCTACAACATCAACCGCAATTTCAAAGGTGGCGCCAGGGGAAAGCTTGATGCCGTGAGCCGGAGCGCCTGTTTGCATGTTTTTAATTTCAATCGTAGCAGCGCCGCCATTAGTAATCATAATGTAGGTTGCTGGGTATACCCCGTCAGTAACAAACGACGGAGAACCAGCAGCAGCGAGAGTAATATTGCGTTGCTTAGTTTGAGCGTTCCAGACCGGGTTGTTACGCTTGATTACGGAATTAATATCCATCTTAGGATTCCTCTAGAAGAGTAATAAGTTCAGCTTTCGTTGCTTTAGCTGGTAACTCAACTTCCCACTCTTCTGCTAGTGCAATCAACTCAGCCTTTTTCATCGAAGACAAATCAATCTCTTCTTCATCAGGCTCGCCGCCCCACTCACGAGTAACAGCAAGGTAGTGCTCTTTCTCTTCAGCAGAAAGAACTTCGCAGTTTTCAAACTCCTGATCGTCATCAATACGACACAGGAATTCCTTCTCGTCTTTAGAAGCAAGGATCGTATAGCGCAGCTTTTCTCTGACAGCGCCGTACTCACTCATTGGAATAAGAGCAAAAAACATAGTGTCCCCTATGGGTGCGCCGGCTTGCCGGCATGATAATCTCTAAGTATTTCGTCGGCGCTTAGCGCTCGATTATAAAAACGGACGGTATCAATGTCCCCTGTAAAGTAATCAGTGACGTTGCCTGGCAACTGATGCCGGCCAGCCTCGGTGTTGATTGCCCCCCACGCTGTTACCGGGCCACCTTGGCCGACCTTTGTAGAGCGAACGATACCATCGATATAATAGTAGGCGTTCGTGTTGCT